GGAAACTCATTCCCGTGCCTGCCTCGCCATCGCGAATCTCGAACTCATTGACCGTGACGCGACGCTGCTCGATTCCGTTCTCCATACGGAACAGGGTAGCACCGGGCCGCTCGCGAACCGAGAGCGACCCATACCAGCGCCGGTCCTCCTCCATCTCCTCCTCAATGATCTGCTCGCGCTTCCGCTCGAACCACTCGATCGCCGGCTGCGGATCCAGCGGATCAATACCCCAAAGATAGAAAGCGACCGCGCCCGCCCCTGGCCAGCCATCCGCGTCCGGATCAGAGTTCTGCGGCGCGTCAAGGTCGACGAGGTGCCGAGCAGCCCACGCCGCCACGCGAATCACCTTGTCCTCCGACACCTCGCCCGCAGCCATCAGTCGCGCCTCGCGGATCGTCCGCTCGACCAGACCATCACCACCGAACCCCTCAGCACGAAGCTCGAGCCCACGAGCCGCAGCATCACGGATATACGCCGGCAGCGTAAGGTCGACCTGCCGCTCGATCATCTCCGGCAACTCGGGATCGACCGCATCAGGCGCGAGCACCGTGATCCCGATCCGCGCATACTCGGCGCGAACGTCCTCATCATTCTCAATCGCGAGCTCGATGTTGTAAACGTCGAGGAGGTCCTTCACCGTTTCCGACTTGAACGCGACCGAATCCGCATCCGCGTTCGGCTTCATGAAGAGCTGGTCCCAGTCCACGTCGGCCGCCTCGAGTTCGGCGATTGTCGCTTCGCGCTCATCCTCGATGCGTGCCGTGACGATGATGACCTCGCCCTCGTACTCGTCGACGAACTCGACGACGTTCCCGATGGGATCACCCTCGAACGTCAGGAGCGTGCCGTCGATGTCGACGATGATCGCGGGAGGACCGTCGAGGTTCCGTTCGCCGCCGGGCTCCATATCCTCGGCGATCGACACGGCGACCATCTGATCGATAGCGGCCTGCTTCGACTCGTGGCAACCGATAACCTCGCCGTCGTCTTTGATCGTTGCCCACCCGTCACAATCAGGGCTCGTGTCCGTGATGAAGTACGGCATCGACTAGTCCTGACGGATCACACCCACACGAACCGGCGTGCCACCGCCGAGCGCGTAGATGGACTCCCCAGCCTCCATGAAGAGCTGAACAGCCTCGCCGCCACGAAGCCGATACGACTGATCCTTCAGCCCGAGCCAGAGATCGTGATACCCGTTGAACTGCTCGGCAAAGACCAGATCGAAATAGATGCTCGTCGTCTGGTTGCCTTCATTCACGAATCGCATCGCGTACGTCTGCGACGGCTTCAACGTATAGACCTTCTCCGAAGCCGCAGAGCCCGACACCTTGTGCTGCGACGTGATGAGTTCCGTCGCGATGACCGTGCCACCCGTCACACTCGTCGCCGAATCCAGAACACTATTCGCCGTCCGATCAGACTGCCGGTTGAGATTGTACGAAGGGATCGCAGTACCAGACGAGACGACGGTAGCGCCCTCGATCAGCGTCGCCGTGACCTGGGCATTCGTCGAGATGATCTGATACGAGATGAACTGGGCTCCCGTGCTCGGCGTCGCCAGAGAGAACTGCGCCGTCCCAGGAGCGGCGATCGTGAAGACTCGACTCATCTCGAAGGCATAGCCTTCGCGCGAATAGCCACCATCCAGCGGAGCCGGATTCATATTCTCAATCGTGACGCGCTGCGCGTCAGCACTCGGCGCGAGGATCTGCGTCGACGCCGTACCGATCGTGTAGACGTTCTGCGTGATCGCCACTACTCGCCACCCACCGGATACGCGGCCTGCGGATCCTCCGGATCGATCTGGCTGATCGGCTGGAGCTGCGTCGACGGCAGACCCGTATGAGGAATCGGCGGCAACTCGAGCGCCGCCAGAATCGCCGCCGGATCAAACCCGGAGAACACGAGGCGCTGCACGATCGACGCCTTCTTATCGAGTTCGGTAAGATTCGCCGCGTCGAGGTCAACGTTCGCGAGCGGGACGCGGTACACGTCGCCACCGTCGACGGGCGGCATGTCCTCGATGCGACGAATGTCATTGATCGACGACCAGCCATTCACGAGTGCCGAAGCGTGCGCCGCGTACCGGCTCTCCTGATCACCGCGCTGAAGCGCATCGACGTTGAACTTCAGGAACGCGACCCCGGGCAGGAGCGTCGAGTAGGCGTCCTCAATCTTCACGATGTACGGGCGGAGCGTGTGCTGGACGAACTGGATGCCGTTCTGCTCCACGCTCGCATACGACATCGCGCCGGGCGTCGTCACGCCGATCATGCTCGGCGGACACCTGAACGCGCGCGCGATCTCCTCAACCGCGAACTGGCGCGACTCGAGCATCTGAGCCTCATTCGGCTCCACACTCGTCTTCGTGAACTTCGCACCACCAAACAGGACACCCGGCCGGTGCGACTTCGACACGCCCTTGTGCTTCAACTCGAAAGAGTCGGCGAGGTCCTTAGCCTGCTCGCGCGTCAACGCGCCCGGATACTCGATGATGCCGCCGACCTGAGAGCCCTGGCCGAAGAAGAGTTGCGCGAACGTGTCGAGCGCCTTCGCCAGCCCGAGCGTGTCCTTCACAAGATCAACGCGGGACCGGCCACGCAACTCGCCCGGCAGGCGCAGCTCGGTGATGTGGATCATGTCCTCGACGGGGATGATGATCTTCCCGTCATAGACGTACTCGGGCCGGCGCGTCTGCCGATTCAGCCGGACCTCGACGAGACGCGGATTCAGCACGATCAGGCCGGCGATGCCCTGATCGTCGCGCAGGATCCGCGTGAAAGAGTTCCCGTTGAGGAGCAGCGACACGAGGACCTGTTGGAAATGCTCCGTCCTGGCGACGCCGACCTCGGGCCGATCGAGCCAATCGGGCCGCGGACGGAACGGCGTCCGAGTGCCATCGCGACGGATGAACGTATCGACCGGCAGCGTCGAGATGCTATCCGCGATCAAGCGGACACAAGCGTAAACCGTGTCCAACTTCAGCGCCTCGTCCTGATTCATCACGACGCCGCTCGGCGTGTTCAGCATCAGATCGCCGCCGCTACCCCAGATCGTCTGGAAGCTGATCGCGCGCTCCTCGCCCGACTCGTGCGCTGGATTGAAGATACGACTAAGCACGGGACCTTTCGGCTGCGATCGCGAACGCTAGAAGGAAGACACCCGCCGCGATGATCCCAGCCGGCACGAACACAAGGCCCGCACCCGCGCTGACCAGCATCGCGCCAGCCACTTCCATTACGAGTATGATAGCCGCCCTATTCATACGCTAAAGAACCCCGGCGCGATCTGCGTCTCCGACTGCACCACAGCACCATACACCGCCATGACACCGGCCACGAGCGCATCGATCCGCTGCCGCTGCCGCATCTTCGACACCTTCCACCCGCGATCCGTCATCTGCGCCGCAGCAGAGAGAACGGCCGAAGAGAGTCCCCCATCATCGTCGCGGCCAGCGTGCGCGATCTTACGCTCGCCCACCATCGCGAACCACGTCTGATAAGCGTCCGCCATCGTCGCCGAGTTCTGCGGCATCGTCACCAGCATCAACCCCTCAGCCTCGAGCACCTGCGCCGACCGCTCGAAGAACCGCGGATCGTAGAAGATGCCCGCGACCTGGTAGTCCGCATTGAGCTGGCGCAGGTAGTCCTCGACCTCGGCGAGATCCACGTTCGCACCCGGCTTCGGCGTCCACGTCCGCGCCTCGACCACGACGCGGCCATCGTCGCGCTCGTGCGCCATCACCACCGCCGTCGCATCATGCACGATCCCGACATCAACGCCGATCGACACGCGCGCCCCGAGGGGAATCGCCGCATCCCGATCGATGCACTCATTCCACGAGTCCGCACTAATCCACGCCTGCGAGCCAGCCACCCAGACGCACCCGTGGAACTGCAAGACCTCCTCGGCCGTGAGCTCGGGATTCGCAACCTGTCGAGCTAGGTATTCCTCCGTGATCCACGAAGCCGGATTCGCGAGTTTCAACGCTGATACAGCATCAGTCGACGCCAAATCCTTCGTCGGCGCCGAGTAGTTATAGACGAGCGTCCTCGACTCGTGGTTGCGGCTGATCGTCAACCCGTCGTGTCGCTCGATCGTACTCGTCGCCTCAGCCATGTCGACAAGACGCCCTAGAATCGACATGGCGCGCTCATTGGCATCGCCGGCTGTCGTGATCGTAAACACCTGAGTGTTCTTCCGCGCACCACCCGCCGTCGTCAACGCTGCCCACGCCTTCCGCTGCGACGGCTTCGACCAAGCATGAAGCTCATCCGCGATGACAAGCGAAGGCGAGAAACCATGAAGCTGATCCGCACTCGACGCGAGCCGCATGATCTTCCCACCACCATCCGACCGGCTAATCTCGCCCACATACTCGCGAAGCGCAACCCCATCAGACAAGACCGGCGAGCGCCGAATAAACTGGACGCAAGTATCAAACAGGCGCCCGGCCTGCTTATCACTCGCCGCCGCCAGCAGGATCTCCGGCTGCGTCTGATCGTTGAACAGTCGATACAACGCATACGCCGCGAGCATCGTCGTCTTCCCATTCTTCCGCGGCACCAGAATCACCGCCGACCGCCAATACGGCGCCACGCCCTCCTCATCCTCAGTCGCGAGCGCCTCGCCCATGATCCGCATCTGCCAATCCTCCAGCTCGAGCGGCTCGCCCGCGAACTGGTCGATCGACTGCGTTAGATACTCAGCACACCACCACGCGAAATGACTCGACCTCGAGCCAGTCGCATAATCCTCCCACGAAACCTCGAGCGTCGTCGTCACGGCTTCCGCTTCGTCGACAACTGCACAACCGGCGGCGCCTGACGATCAACCGCCGACACCGCACCTGGCGGACGACCCGGCGCGCGCTTGATCGCATCCGGCGCGAGCTTCAGCGCGCGACGCGCACGATACGCATCAGCCTCGGCCTCGCGAATGATCTTCAACTGCGGGTGAATCCCCTCGGCTCCGTTCGGATTCGTTGAGATCCACGGCCGGCCCAGATCGATCCACTCGGCACGAGCAGACTCGACCATATCGATCGCTCGAGCATACGCAACGACTGCATCGAAGTACCGTTCCGGCTCATCGAGTCCGGCGATCGCAGCCGCGCCAACATCGAACGCGCGAAGCCCGTGAGGGCCGAGGTCCTGCGGAGGGATCAGGGATGGCACCCTAGACACACAGGTTTCCTTCCCTGAAGTGT